AATACTGCAATTATTATAGTTGAATACACAAACTCCGCCAGGACGTAGTAGGTTATATATTGACTCAAGATACTGTCTTAAAAGATCTGATGTTAAGTACAGCGGAGTATTCCACATAACCACATATCCAAACTGATTCTGTGGTAGGAACTTTAACGAGCGATCAATAGTATCAGACGATATCACTGACGAGTACAACCTAAGTCTTCTTTGATATAGTCCAGGATAATGTTCGATTATATGGGATAATGTGTCTTTGATACACGCTACCAAGTATACCGGATCACTGGCCAACATAACGTCGGTCCATTGTTTAGATTGAGGATATAGCTGTAATCCCGGAAACTTCCACATGGCGTATTGCGTTAGTTGCTGTTGTATATCAACTAGGTACTGTTGATTAGAAGTTTGATAGGGATCAATTAACCCAATTGGCCAAGATTGCTCGTTAAACTTATTGATATATTCAGGGTCTTTTTCTAACAGTGCTCCGGCGGTATTGATTTCATCTTCTAGTGACTGTATAAGGATATCAAGTTTTTGATCTAAAGATGTGTTTAATTCTACTAGTCCATTGTAGACATCTAGCACATCTCTGACCTTAGACTTGTCTCCTAGTCCAGATGAATCTATGCCGTTAAACCGATCATTACGGCTACAAATCTCAGTCTGCAATGTTAGTTCATTGCGTAGACTGATAATTTTATGTTGATAACTAGCAAGTTTACTTAAAGAGTTCATCATTCAAAACTAAACAGTGTGTCAAAGGTTGTTTTAATATCTGTGTTCTCGGCAATACCCCAGTTGAGCACACCTAGCAAGTTATCTACCTTTTGATCTACAATAGCATTTTCCATAGCGTCGTGATCAAATGGTAATTCTTTAAACCAAGTGGGCAAATGTGACTCGTCTGTAGGATAGCCAACTGATGTATAGCCTAACGGATTATCTTTTAGTTTACATACAATAGTTTTCATACCGTCTACGATCTGTTGACTATAGTTATCGCCCATCATACGGCGCAGATTGTTCCAGTTCATTGCTGCACGCACATGACCTGGCATATTAGCACGACCTTCTTTGGCTTCTGCCGCAGTAAACTTAGTCAAGTTATTTACACGTTTAGGTGTACCTTTTTCCCACGCAGGGCGTTCTTGGAATAGATATTTAAAATCTCTTACCTTTTCAATAATATCTTCTCGGCCAGTGCCTGTTAAGACATCTAATAGAATTTCACTCAAGAAGTCCTGCATGACCTTAGGAGTATCACTACGCTTCAAGTCTAGGCCCATAGCTTTAACTTTGCCCGGTTTGCCTTCTACATCTAATCGTTTACCTTCTAAGTCGTAGATCAACACAGCATAGCGTTTCTTCTTAATAAACAGGCCTTTGAGTGCCACAAGTTCACGACCGCCTTTGATTAGGCTACCTTGCTTGCGTGGGGTATGAAACGCACGTTCACAGAATTGCGGGAAACTTTCATTGACTTGGTCAGCAATAGTGTCATAGAGTTGCACAGCAATGTCTTTTGACCATTCCATACGACCTGCTTCTACATCTTCTTTGACAATAGGCCAAGCACTGAAATAACAAGAGTCAGTATCACCGTAGATGATAGCTTTACCTACGTGATCATATTCACCCGTGATACACTCATTAATATAAGCATCCATGTGTTTAGCAATAGTACGACCAGTAAGTGTAGTTGACTGCCCAATACGTTTGTCAAAGAATCGACATCCTGGATTTAGAATAGCACCGTATAAGCTGTTTAAGTTAATCTTTTTAACCAGCTGTCGTTTATCCCAGAATGCGATATCTTCGTCTGTAGAGGCTTCTTTCTTTTTGGCCTGCATTTCTTTACGTTCAGCATACCAACGCTCTAGCAAGCCCGGAATAACACCCTTACGGTCATTACTGAAAATAGTACCATTAGCACTTAGAATCCAAGTCTTGTTGCTGTCAAAGATTAATCGCCAAACATCTGCGGCACTTAGTACATCACTACCACCATTTTGCCAATCGATGGTAATCTCAACTCCTGCATCACCGCGCATGACAGCTTCGTATTCCATACTGCCAAACATATCTTCCCAAGCATCAGCAAACTTGCCACCATTTTTACCCATCTTTTCGTTGATGTAATGGTCTGTCATGATAGGACGTAGTTGTCCTACAATAGTTTCTGGACCCATGTTTAGTGCGCGAATAGCTGATGGATACAGTGAGTTAATATCAACTGCGCCAATATAGTCATGCATTCCTGCTTTAGGAGTAGCTACATAAGCACCTGCGGCCTGTGTGTTAAACTGTTCTTCTCTGTTGCGATTTGGTACAACCATACCCAGCTGATGTGCTTCATTAATAATAGCCTGCTCAGTAACTGCTACCGCACCCATAGTCGTTTGTAGTAATACAGTATTATCGTGTGCCAACTCGTTAGCTAGATCTAAGAAGCGTAGTTTCTTATCTAACTTAGCTACAATCATTGTATCTTGACGGTTATACTCGATAAACTTATGAAAGTCTTTGTTGTAGAGTTGATCAAGTGTTCCTTCGTACTGTGTTTTACGCTCATCTAACTCATATTCACCAATAGCATCCAAACTGTAACTATGACGCTCTTCATAGGTGTACTTGCGATACAATTGCATATAGTCTAGATGCACACGTCCAATTAGGTCAAATGTTAGATTAGTAGCACCGAAGCGTTCAAAGTCACGTTGCTTTGGATATTGCCCCCATAGGCAATACCGTCTGGTGTCATCTTTGCTTAATACACGATTAGTGCGCATGACCATATATGGAATATCGAAGCCTTCACTGTTCCATCCGCTTAGGATATCTGCATCATCGATTAGGTCTAAGAATGTGTTAAGTAAATCTTCTTCACGTTCCATTAAGAAACAATTATCAAATTGACTACAAATCTCTTCTGCTGTTTCCCAACTCATGCTCTTAGGTGGCACTACTAAGGTGACCATTTTGTCTAACCAATCTAAATACACACTTACTGCGGTAATTGGATTGAATGGATCTTCAGGACGTGAGTACCCACGATCAGGGTCGAAGTCAACCTCAATATCGAAGAACGCTGTTTGTAGTTTAGGAGACTTTTGTCCAAGATAGTTTTCTTCTAAGCAACGAAACACAGGATTAATATCACTTTCCCATATCTTTTTACTACCATTGATGCGTACTTCTTTTTGGAATTCTTTACCTACTTTAGTACTAAAGCGTGACACTGGTGTGTCGTAGATAGTGCGGAACTTACCGCGAGGGTCATCATAATAGAATACATAGTTTGCTGGGTATTCTCTATATTCTCTTTGGCCATTGTTGCGTTCAACAATGTAAATACGATCTTTTGAGCGATCGAATAGTGCGTCGACATACGACATGTTACTTCTCCTAATGCCACTTATAGCTGGCTAACTTTTCTACATGCGCTTGAGTGCGCGACTCTTTTATTATAACACCAAAAGGCGATAATAACCTACTAAATCAATAATAAAGATAGTCAAACTGGTCATTAATAGACCAAAACTGCCCCTGCTCCATGCTGAATAGATACTTATAGACAGACAGGCAAAGAACAAAGGATAGATTATCAAAAACGGAACATCAGGCACAGTACATGCAAATGTTACTACGACAACAACGTTTAGAAACCAGTTAAAGATTTCTAAGCATAAACGTGTAGGATGGCTATGCCAGTCCCGTTTAATAAACGAAACAGTCTTGTGGTAATCGATCAAAGTGTGCGGCCAACTGTTTCCAAGATATCTGTAAGTTCTTCGTGATCAGCGTTAGTATCTGTAAATTTACTTTTTTGTGCAATCTTAATAGCTTTCTTTAAGATGGCTGGTTTGATCTCAAGCTCTTCTGCTACTGCTTTAATAGTATCGCTAAGTCCTGCGTTTAAGTCTTCAACTTCCTGCATTACTTGGATACCTTCGTTTACTAGTTGTGTTAGTTTAGCCTTTTGCTCGCCTGAAAACATACGTGATGCCATGGTTCATTCCTTGATTGAAAAATATATTATATACTATTTAACTAGCTTGAGCAAGCTATTATGGTTAATTTGGTAATTCGATTGGATCGGACTGCATATAGTTAGGGTGTGCTTGATTAAACAAACGCATAATCACTCCGCCTTCTGCGTTGGCTTCGTCTTCAATTGGGCTACCTGTGCGTCCGCTATCGCTGTCCAATCGATGTTCTTCACCCTGGGCGTAGTGTACTAATTCGTGTGCTAGGGTACGTAGTACATCGACGGGGTTACGTCTATCTACAACTACATACACTACTTTATCGCTGTTAACGTATCGTCCAAATGTTGGCTGGTTAGTATCTGTTATTTCTTTAACTAATTTAATTTTAGGAATATGATCTAGATTTAAATGTTTAACTGCAATAGGCAAGAAATCACGCAAGGCATCAATTAGCGTTGGTTCTGGCGGTCCCTGATCAAACATTTCGTATAGGTTCATAAATGTATTTATGGAGCAAAGAATACTAATCGTGCAGTAGTTCCAGTTTCGGTACTAAAGCCATTAACGGATATTTCCCATTCTTGCGCTGTAGTATTAGTACTAGATAGTACTGTTTGACTAAACACTGTAGAACCTTCGTAGATATCTACAGTATATCCAGTAATATCTGTTGCTGATAAGAATGCATGTAATGGACTGCCAGCATTAATAATTACAGGAAAGTTGCCCATAAATGGAGGGCCATATGTAATAAAGGTAAAGTCAGTTGGATCAGTAGCATCAAATGCTGCTGTTGGGCCACCGCCGCCGCCTGTAAGGTCTCCGCTAGAAATAGCCATCCCAGCTCCAATTCTCATACCTGCGCCAATTCTAATAGCCATAGTTCTTTCCTGTTATATTGTATTTACTGAGTAAATGATCTACAGCGATTAATGGTCCATGTTCAAACATTTCGTATAAGTTCATATGAGTATTTATTGTCAACTGATGTTATATATGTAGGCTTTACCTGAAGCATTACCACCGGCATCATCTTCATTATATACACCAAAAATTGCTAAATTCCCACTAATAGCCGCTGTACCTCCAAAGAAGTCAGAGTCGCCAGTGCCGTATGCGTTTGGATTATCTATTGTATACGTTGCTGTTGAGATCACATTTGATGCAAATGTACTGATGTTATATACATAGGCTGTGCCTGACAGGTAACTACCATCGTCGCTTTCCCAAACTGCGCCAACAATGGCCAAGTTACCGCTTTCTAT